TTAATTGTAACTCTCAGTATACAAATCTAACACACGTTTAATATGAGCAGGCAGGTGAGTATTAAGAATATACTCAATCTGTACAGTGCTGGCACCAACGGGTTTCTGGGATTTAACAGCACCGTCACCTTTTAACTGATAAGTAATTAAATCCATTACAGCCATCTTTAAATCGTACGGTAGAGTTTCATATCCCGCAGTGTAAGTAACTCTGTATCCATTAACACGTTTAGTAAACTCAGGATCAGGATTATACCGCATACTGGTATTAAGTCCACCGTAGTAATCAGCATAAAAGTTCATGTTCCTAATTGGAACAATCTGATTAGTTTCTTGATCTACAGCATAATCCGTGAATTCCGTTAACTCTGTATATGTATTGCCGTAGTCCAACGAGTACTCAACGCTGCTCACAGACAGCAAAGGAGTTTCAGCTAAATTAAACGCAGTGCCGCCTTTGAATACTTGTACTTTACTATCGTTGACGTAATCTACGAAAGTTCTACGACAAATTTGTTTGACTAAATTACTAACTGCTGGAATAAGAGAATTTAAAACACCATCCTGCGTAGTACTGGTAATTCCTACGTGAGCCTTATATTCTGCGAGCGTTACTAGATTTAGTCCCATATGTTTTCCTTTTATCTTTTCTAAAGCTCAGGCCTTAGAAAAAACAGGGAACCGAAGTTCCCTATCTTTAAGTTAGATTAGCTCCAACGTAGAGTTGCTACGCCTTGACCTAGATTGGTAGTGACTTGAGTCATACCAGTACGTAGGCTAGCTACTAGAACACGACGTTGAGTCTCAACTAGTTCTTGAGTGTCAAAACGTAGACCACGCTGATTACCTGCTAAGAAGTTACCAGGAGCAATGCAAAGTGCACCGATGTTGGTAAAGACTGTGCCAGGAGTAGTTGTGGCTGCTGTAGGCTTAGAAGGAAACTCGCCAGATACTAGAACTGGAGTGTTACCTAGTGAACCAACTTGACCAGTTAGTAATGTAGCTTGTACACCAACTTGGTTCATTGTTTGGAAAGTAGTGTCGTCTAGTAAGTCGTAGTAGACTTCGGTAGAAACGATATAAACTAACTCAGCAGGATCTAGACCCCATGCACCTAGGCTCTTACGTAGAGCACGTAAGTTAGCAATAGTTGCGGAACCGGTATAAGTAGGAGTAACTGCAGCAGTAGCTTCGTACCGTGCTAGACCCTTAACAGGATCGGTACCAGAGCCAGCACCATATAGATACGCACGGTCAATAGCACGAGCAACACGACGAACCATTGCGTCACGAACGATTGGTAAGAGAACAATTAAGCTGTCTTCTTCTTCTTCGTAGTTCATGTACTCGTTGGTAGCAACCTTGTATGCATTTAAGGTAACTTCTTTTAGCTGATGTGTAGCAGTAGTACCTGCTGAAGCAGTAGTACCAAAAGCTGTGCCTGACTGAGTAGCCCAAGTAGCTAGACCAGCTTCTGGGTTAACTGGAATAGTCATGACGTTGGTTTGCATCTGAATTGCACGAATATTAGGTGCAACTACTAAACGCCTACGAACTTCAGCTTCCATGTTCATGGAAACTTCTAGTTCCCAAGTACCGCTTGGAACGTGTGGGCTGCTGGTAGAAACAGTAGCAGTTTGGCTGCTGCTTGAATAGGAAGCTTTCTGAACTAGATCGCGGCCAAATTTGGTGCCTTCGATACCCTTGCCGGTGATTTTGCCTAGTAAGTAGGCGGTTTCACGTTCTTGATATGTAGTAGGTTGACCAGACTTGTCGCCAGCAAATTGCATCTTGCTTGCTTGGATTTTGGCTAGTTCAGCAGTCTTTTCAGAGATAGCTGCTTCTAGTCCTGCTAGAGCGCTCTTTGAATCGTTGTGCTGGTCTTCGAAACGCTTGGTGACTTCGGCTAGCAAACGCTCGGCACCGGTGTCAACAGTTTTAATAGAGGCTTCAACAGCGCTCTTGATTTTGGTTTCTAGTTCTGCAGCAGCCTTGGCTTCTGCTAGAGCTTTTTCTGATTGAGCAGCTTGAGCTGCTAGTAGAGACTTGGTGGCTTGTTCGGCAGCACTGTTGGCAGCTTCAGCAAGCATTTGCTTTAGTTCTTCTGGATTCATTTTCCATTCCTTTTGAGTTGTGCTTTTTGCTTCCGTTGTGGATTCTAGCCCTTTAGCTGAATTGCCGTTGCGTGCAAATTGCTCTTTAAATTTACTGTAGTCCTCAGCACTATTAAATGCCTTGGATAGGTTAAATACAGTATTCTGATTGCATGGTACTGAAACGATTGAAATTTCAACTAACTCTAGCTCTTTAATCATAAAAACTTCTGCTGCTGAATTATATTCAGCATCCATAATTCTAAAACCAACGCTAAAGGCTGTTAATACCTTGTCTTTAACTAAATTAAATATCTCTGCTGCTGCTGAGATTCTTGCTTTAATCCATAAACCTTTACTATCTATTCTGTGTTCAACCATGCGACCCACTGGATCGTCATAGTCATGTTGAGATAAGATAATAGGGTTAGTAAGATAATTCTGAATGCCTTTTTCCCAAACTGAGCTGGGAACTACATCTCCTGATCTATCAATATCTGTTGTACTTGCGTAACCTTCGATAAAAATAGAATCAATCTTGTCCCCTGCAGCCGGTAAGGCTCCCATATCTTTAATGGAAAAAGCACTATTCAAGTATAGTACTTTATTTTTTTCCATATAACTCCTCACTTATTGTGCCTTGCCACCTACTGGAGGTTTTGGGCTTGCCCCGTCTGACGAGGCTTTAGGTGGTGCTCCACCTACACCAGGGTTTACTGCAGAACCAGCAATATTTGCTGGAACTCGTAATTCATCAAATCCGGAAATAGGTCCGTAACGTAGTTCTTCCCGTGCTTCATTGGGTGTGATGATACCGCCGTTGACCAATGAAACATTGTATGCTGCTATGTCTTTTAACTCTGGTTGAAGTGCTGATACATTGTATGTAACTGGTGCAATATCATATCCAAAGTATCGCTCTAGCCCAGATACAAATTTCGTAACTATTGGAATTACTGTTTCTAAATAGAACAAACGTAAGTTAGGGCTAATGTTTGCATTATTACCGCCTTCTAGTAAAATAGGCGGAACTCCCAACGCACGTAAAATCATGGCATTGTGACTTTGAATAGAACTTTCAAAGTCCATTTCCGAAAATGTTTGTGTTAAGTTGCTGAACGGCTTCAAGCCACTGTCTAAGATCATGGGCTTGCGAGCACCGTTCTTTGGACTGTAGCGAGCCTGCCAGTTGGCAATTGTTTTGTCTTTGGCGATCTGACTAAGCGTATTCTCGCTTGTAAAGATTAAACCTGCTACAGCTCCGTTTTCAAAGAACTGTTCTTGAAACTGCTGCATCTTGTACAAAATTTTGATGTTTCTGTCTGCAGATACTAGTCTGCTGGTACCACGATAAATCGACACACTGTTCAAGTCTTTTACGTGTATGATTTCGTCGGGTTTAAAAGAGATGGTTCTGTTGTAAGTATATAAACTTACAAAAGTTTTAGGGTCTGTTTCAACTGTGACATGCGAAGCAGGCAAATGGTATAAGTGAACACCATCGTGATAAATGAATATATTGCCTTCTAAGATAAAGTCAAGGAATAAGTTGTTTCTGAAATCTTGTGCTGACTGGTACGGGTTAGGCGTGTAATTTAACAAACTGGTTAATGTTTTTTGTCTAATGCCTGTTGCTACACCAGGTGCTGTTTTATCTTTTACGTCGTAATCTAAACTACTCACTGCACTAACAATCATGTTAACGCCGCGATTTACAGATTCCAGCTTGTCAAATGCTTGCGCGTAATTAATAACAGCGTTGGTGTTGATAAACAACCCTTGCTCTCTGCTAATAAATTCCTGCGCTGGATTCAACTTCTCTCTATCTGCAAACCAAGTATTCGGTTTGTACCAAGCCATATTATTCCTTAGTAGAATTGGCCGAAGTGAGCTATTGACTGGTGAACTTTAACGGGTTCCACATATCCACTCTCTGCTTTTGCCTTCTGGTCTTCAATCCACTTGCTTTGCTTGCTGGCACTTATGAGGCTGGGAGCTTTACCGTATACACCATGTAAAGATACGTGATGCCTATTACACAGAGTATAGACGTCTTCGTAAATTTCCTTGTGGTGGACTTCAATAAACTGATCCCGCACAGCTAAGATTCCAGCATCTGTGGAAATATCATAACCGCTTTTATTTGCCCAGTTGTTTAGCAGCACAGTAAGTGAATGCGTGTGATGTAATTCTAAGTCGGCTTGCGTGTTGCAGATGTAACAATAGTCCTTCTTGTCGTATGCTGCTTTCGCCCTGTCTCGGACCCATTTAACCGGAATACGATTGTTGGTTGTGTTCTTAGCCATTTTTACACCAAAGTTTTTAATTTCCTTATTATAGCATGCAGGCACACCACTGTCAACACTTAAAATTTCATAGTAGCAAAAGAAAAAGCCTCTGAAAACACAAGGCTTTCAAAGGCTTAAATGGTATAAGTATACAGTGCGTAGCGCAAAGCATCTGCAATGTGAGAGTTAATGTCGTGTTCGGGTTTTTCACGTATTAGTTGAGCGTTTTTACTCCACTGATACTGGTCTAGCATTTTCAAAGTATGTGTGCAGTGTGGAGCTACCAACAAACGTCCTTGATCCACAATTGTTTGAACATAAGCAATTCCTTCTAGTACTTGCTTTTTGGCTTTTATACTGGCGATGTTGTAAGTATAAGCCAAGTCGCCTGCAAACTGAGCAGCTGCTGAATCGATGAATATTGATTCAATGCCGTAACGCAAGACGAGTTCTCCAATTGCTTGAGCATGGCCTGAAGTTGTGGCTTCAGACTGTTGATACTCGTCCACGACATGAAATTTGTCCAGTTTAGGGTCGTACGCTACCACCACAAAAGCTGTAGGATCACGGTAACCTGGATCTAGTCCTGCAATGTATTCCACACCATCACTGTGCAAAAATTCCTGTATACAAGTCTGGGCGTCAAAGCTCGCAAAAATCTGACCTTCGAATGTATTGAAGCTGGCCAAATACTCTTGGTCGAATTCTGCTTTTGACATTGAGCGACGAGCTTCGGCAACGTCTTTTTCAGTCATGCGTTCGTTTTCGGTATAGTCTGCTTGCAAGCTAATCCACTCAGGATACTCCTCTGAAAACCCACGACTATAAAATGTAGAGAACCAATTGTGCTTGCCACGTGGTGTTGAAATGAAAATGGCTTTTGCATTGCTGCGGTCTAGTGTAGGACGCAGCGAAACATTAAAAGCTGCTTCACCGTCGGATCCCAGAGCTGCTTCATCGAATATGATTAAGTTGTAGGATCGGCCCACTGTGGAATCAACTGTGGACAACGATCCCATTCTGATTGTAGAGCCATTGGCAAGTTCTATTACTTTATCCTTTAGATTGTCTTTCTCCACTTCTAGGTCGAAGTGTTTGATTAGTTTGCGTTGCA